AGTCCTTGATGTAGGACGAACGCATCCACTTCAGGAAGGCGGACGTAACACGGGCACGGGCAATGTCGCCCAGCTCCACGGGATAGGCACGGATATTGGCCCGCTCAAGGGCCTCCATACAGAGCGCGACGTAGGTGTTGATGCGCTCGTCAATGATGCCAGCCTCCGTATCCGAAGCCCCCTCAAACGGGAACGCATCGGCTCCATGCTTGCGAAGGTCCTTGGACTTCCCGGGCCAGATGTTGCGGCGATAGTCGAAGCTGTCCCGCGTGCTCTGCAAATACCAATCCAAATCGCCAATCGTCCGCTCGTAAGCATTCTTCAGCGCCGATACGTCGGGCTTGCCCGAGGCGAACGTAAGGGCTTCAGTTTGGTCGTTTTTCATTAGGGCTCAGGCGGCGTTGAATCTTGACGATGATGTTGTTGGCAAATCCCTTGTTCGCACCCACCTTGTCCGCCAACAACTCCGGGGGTACGGGGTGGTAGCGGGCCTGAAGGGCGCGAGTCAAAATTTCAAAGCCGAGAAGGCGGTCCATCTGCTCGGCCTGCCACTCGGGATTTAGGGTGATGTCACTTTCCGAGCGCCTCATGCCGATAGGTGATTCCGCCTTGCGCGTCCTTGATGATGTTGACGTAGATTGGTTTGCCGACAAGCCTATCACACCAGCTCGGTCTGATGGCGACAGGAACCAGAGGATGGGTCTTGCCCAAATGGGCGTACACCCAATGCGGATTGGGGGCGCGTCTCACCACAATCATCTGCACGCGGGAGGGCACGGCAAGGGGCACCTGCTTGTGCAAGCGGAGCTTCTCCGCCCCCTCTTCCGTGAACCAAGCCCCGTCCTTGTCCTTGCCCCATTCCTCTTCAGACAGCTTTTCGGATCGAAGCTGGATGAGCTCATGGTTTTTCAGGCCGAGCTCCTTGGCCATATCCTTGAATGTAATTCTATTCATCTTAGTAAGCCTGTGACGCCGAGCGTTTCACTTTCATGTCGTTGGGGTTGACGTGCCTGATGTCGGAGATGGCCGCATAGCGCAGGACATCCACGGGGTCCTTCCACGCTTCCTCCAGCCCTCCATCCGCCGTATACTCCTGCAAGGCGGAGATGATGTTCGTGCAGCGGTCGGAAACGTAGAAATGGGGGCGGTTGAGGCTGTCCATCGGAGCCTTGCGATTGTAAGCCATCTTCGTCTGCAAGGCCTGTAGCCCGTCCTCAATGTCCAACCCGGGTGCCGGAACGAACACCAAGCCAGCGTCGTTAAGGTCTTCTATGATGGACGATGCGCCGGTTTGTGTCTGGTATTTCTGAGCTCCAAGGCGGGGGTCAATCAGGCGTTCAAAGATGACATCAGCCGTCTGCTCCTCCAGCCCAGTAATCAAATCAACGTAGTCGCGTATGCCGTGGCCCAGCCCCTTGGCCGCTGGCCCGGGCATCCACTTGCCGCCCCGCATCTCCGCCCATTCCCCGTAGGTGCCGTCAGGCCACTCCCTGTACACCCACCACGTCCCCGTCTCGTCCACGGCTATCCACACCATGAACCAATTCTTACGCCCAGCGGGGTCCAGCACCATATACCTCGTCTTGCCCTTCAGGTCGATGGACTCATGCTTCACGACGTTCACGTCCACGGAGAAGTTGGGGAACTTAGTCGTGTACGTCTTGGTTGGCACCCCGTAGGCCGCTGTCAGCGTGTAGGCCTCGTCCCCCTTGGCCCTGCATTGCTCGGCAATGCTCTCATACCCGGACCAAGGGTTGTCCTTGCTGTGGAAATAGACGATGCCGGTGTTCTTGTTCTCGTTCACCTGCACATAGGGCACAGGCCGGTTGTCCAAGAGCTCGGCCTCCCTGCTCTCCAACGTCTTGGCCCCGTCCAAGTAGTAGCGCACCGTCTCCGTCACGCCGTCCTTGGGTGTGAATGTCAGCAGCAGCTTGGAGTTGAAGGTGGCAAAGCGGATGTAAAGGCGGTCGAGGAGCTCCATCCCCATCAGGTATTCGTCGCACCAAGCCCCGACATTTATCCACTTGGGCTTGGGGGCACCCAGCTTCATGCCCTCAAGGATGGTTTGGTTCTGCTGGTATTGGCTGTACGTCTTGAACACTATCCGGCTCTTGTTCGGCAGCACCAGCCCCTTGTTCGCAAAGCCATTCTGCATCGAATAGCTCATGTAGTGGGTTTCTTCCGTGGCCTTCTTCTTCAGCTCGGCTGGCAAATACTCGTAAACGGCACTCTGCTGCACCAGCACGCTCGTCTCCTGATTCTGGCTGAAGCAGAAGATGAGGCTCTCGTCGTTCTCCACCGCCGCTTTGACGACAGCCCTAGCCCCATACGTCGTCTTCCCGCTTCTGTTCGCACCCAGCAGGAGGAGCGTCCTGTGCTTGTGGAACATCTCCTCCGCTATGCGCCAATGGTCGAGCACCCATCCATACCTGTACGGGTCCTTGCGGGCGTTGGCTATGGCCTCATGGTAGATGTTCCACAGCTTCACCAGCTCCTTGGGCTCCAGAGCCGCCATCTCCTCGTAGGAGGGCGGCTTCAGGATGGGGTGCTCTTCCCACTTAAGCGCCATCAGCCGAGCTTCTCGCCATTAAGCGACCAGACGTAGCTGCGGCTACGGCCCAAGGCCTGTTCCATGTCCTGACGCAGCAAGTCCACCTGCTTCTGCAAGGCTATCTGGATGGCCACAAGGCCTTCAAAGGAGTCAAGGACGCCCATCAGCATCCCCGCCACCTGCTTCTTGTCGAACGTCTCGTCCTTCTTCAGCTTTAGCTTCTTTTTTGTTTTCTTCATGGGAAACATCCTTGGCGGGCGTCACGTCCACCTCAATGGACACGGCCTTGGCCCTCTTCTTGGCCTCTTCTATGGCCTTTACGGCGTCCTCAAGGCTGGGAGCCCCTGTCCTATGCTCCACCACCACCTTGTTGCCTTCCGTGGCCATAAAGAACTTCTCCGCGTAAATGCCATAGCTCATGGCTAGGTCGCGGATGTTCACCCTCTTCAGGGCCGTCTCATCCTCCGCCAGCATCTTCATCTTCTCCTGCTGGAGCATCCTAGCCCCCTCAATCAGCTCCATTGCATCCTGAGCCACAATCTCCCTGCGCTTGTCCAGCAGGTCCTTGTGCCTAGCCCTGAGCCCCACCAGCGTGTACCAATCAATGCCCTCCTCCCGCATGATGGCCTTCCAAGGCTTGCCCTCCGCCATCAGCTCCAAGCACCTAGCCGCCTTCTTCGGGTCACGCGCCTCCACCAGCCGTCGATTCTCCCCGGCTGCAACAATCGCCTTCATCATCTCCTTCTTAATGGCCGTACCCTCTGTCATAAGAACATCTAAGCAGGGCTATTACTAAAATACAAGCTGGGAAATCTTTACCACCATCCTACTATCAATCAGCCACTTACGTCTCCATAATAGGAATTTTAAAATTGTGTGTAACTTTTTACCCCTATCTCCCGTCCTCTAATTCCAAAAACTACTGATAGGGCGTGTTACGAAAACACTCCACTTAAGTAGTAGTGTCTAGGATTGGCAACAGGGCACCTGTCTAAATTTTTTTAACCCTGTTGGGTGGACGGGATGAGTGTGACACCCCACCCCTGATGTTGACCCCCCTCCCCCCCCGTCTAAATTGAGTGGAGCTGGTAATTGCCAAAGAGTCTATCTGGATCGTCGCTGTTCTCCCCGAGAGGGTGGTCCCGAAGGGACTACCCGATGTATTCCCCCTAGTTTGAGCGAGGAGAGCTTTGCTCCGCTGTCCTATCCCCGAGCGAAGCGAGGGAAATTTTTGGACGCTGCACGCTTTCCCTTGGTTTCTGGTGCTGAAACGGTGGTTTTGGGGGCGTTTTGGTGCTTTCTGAGGCCTGAAACTGGGTGAAAAGGCGCTCCCCTGCCCTTCGGATGCGTGCGAGAGGCTGAAAAACAGGGGGAAACCCCTTGTTTCACCACTCCCCTGCCCTCTTTCGGATGCCTGGAGGCCGATTTTGGGCTCCAGGCGGACCGAAAAGCACTCCCCTGCCCTGTGGATGAGGCGTGGGAACGCGATTGGTGAGCGGCTGGGCCGAAATAGAAAGCCCGCCGGATGGCATTTCCGGCGGGCTGTGGTGGGTATGGCGCTCTTGTTATAGCGCTGGGGGTTTGGGCGGCTTGTCGTCGTCGTCTCGGCTCCTATAGAAGGCGAAGCTGAGCATGGCGAGAATCACGCAAGCGGCGAACGCGAGCGCGCCGAGGAGCATGTTGTGCAGTCGGTCCATGTGGTCAGGTGTTGAGGGTGTCGAGGTAGCGGGCCACGCTGGCGTGACGCGTGATGCGGCCGGCCTTGGCGAGGTGGTTTGCCTCAAGTGTCAGGTTGAGGCGGCGGCTGTCGCCTTTTCCGGTCACGGCTCCATCGCATATCCACGTGCGCGGCTCGGCCTGCTTGGCGAGCCAGCGCAGCGCTGGGCCGTCGACGATGTTGCCGCCTCCTACTTCTCCGCGGCGGCGGTCAATCTCGCGATCCGTGGCCATCCTGCCAGCCTTGGCAATTACTGATACGGTGCCGGTGCCGCGATTGGCGTGGCCGCTGTACATTGCCACGGTTGCGGCCGGGGCTCGGTCAAGGATTGCGCGGATGTCGTCTCCGTTCAGGTCCATTGAGCCGGACGCGTCAATTAGGATCGTGCCGCCTTTCTGCGGCTTTCGCACGTCGCGCCGGAAGGCGCGGCCATCGGTGAGCAAGCGCCGGATCGAACCGAGGCGTGCGCCTTGAAGTTGCGCGAGGCGTTTGCGTTGCGGCTGGGCTTGCGGCTTGTGGGCCGTGCTGAGGGGCAGCGGCGGGAGCGTCTCCAGCGTTCCCCATTCTCCGTTGCCGCGCGTCTGGTCAGGCGGCGGGCATGGGTTGGGCTGGGTGAACGTGTCCTTCGCTGCGTCGAGGAGTTCGCGCAGCTTGCGCGCAAGCGGGATGGTGACTTTCTGGAACGGCAACTTGGCGCTGTAGCGTTTCGGGAGCGCGGCCTCTACTGCCTCGGCGGCGATTTGGTGCGCAAGGTTGGTCGCGTTCTCGAAGGCGAGAGCGTGCGCGACGTTGCCGGTGGCGTCGATCAGGGCGCGGGCGTGTGCGTCGATCTGCTCCAGCTCTTCGGCAAGCTCGGGCAAGTGCGCGAGTCGGTGGCGCGGCTTCACCTGTCCCTTCTTGCGGTGAACGGCGACACCTGAGCCGACGCGGGCCCATGTCAGGATTTCAAGCGCGGTGTGGGCTTGGCCGCTGGTGATGTGCTCGGCGACTGCGGCGGCGAAGCGCTGCAGGTCGTCGGGCGTGCGGTGCCGCAGGTCTCGCGGGAGTAGTCCGTGAACGTGAAGCAACGACTGGATGCGCAGGTCTTCGGCCGTCTGTACGTCGGTGATAGTGGCCTTTGCTTTCTTGGCGGCGGCGTGCGGCGGGATGTTGCGCGGGGTCCATTTCGCGTGCGCGAGTTCGTGCAGGCGCACGAAGCGGGCGGACGTGTGCTCCTCGGGCGGCAGCGTCATCGCGTGACCGTGAAGGTCGGTGACGCCGTAGAGGATGCCGCCTCCGTGGTTCTGGGGTGGCCGGATGGTCACTTGCCAAGGCAAGCCGTCGATGGCTTCGGGGATGGGTCGGTTGTTGGTGTTCATTGTGTGGCGAGGGTGTAGAGGGTGAAGCAAGCAAGGGCCGCGACGGCGACGAGCCATGCGGCGGTGGTGATGAAGTCGGAGCGTTTCATATGGTGAGGTGTCGAGGGCTTCAGATGGCGGCGACGGCGAGCGAATCAACGACGGCCTGTGCGCGGCTGGGGCCGAATGCCAGTTGTGCGGCGGTGAGAGCGTCGCCTAGCTGGGCGCGCAAGTCGGCGAAGGCGCGCCAAGTCCGCATCGTGTCGCGCTCCTGCTCCTCGGCGTTCATGCAGGAAGCGCGGGCCGCTGCGCGCAGGTCCTCGGGCAGCGCGGCGAGCGCGGCGGGGTGCGGCTCGTTCACGTGCACGCGCACGGCGAAGCGGGAAAGGATTCCCTCTCCGGTGAGCGCTTCCTCTGCGCTGAGGTTCGAGGTGGCCACGACGTGAAAACCGGCGGCTGGTCGGATGGTCTCGCCGTTGCCTAGCCTGAGTCCGGCGGCGGCTGCGGTGGCGGCCTCGTCGGCGATGGCGTAGAGCGCGGCGCGAGCGTCTCCGCTGGCGTGGTCAATTTCGTTCACGACGAGGCGCGCGCCGGAGCGCATTGCGGCCGTTGCGGGTCCGTCCTGCCAGACGAAACCCTGCGGGCCGTTGATGAAGTAGCCGAGCAGATCGGCGGCGCTGGTTTCGTCGGTGAGTGTGATCACGACGGGTGCGGGCCCGTAGGGGTTGACCGTCGAAGCGGCCGCGTAGGTTTTTCCCGTTCCGGCGGGGCCGTGAAGGAACGTGTTCCGGTCGCTGCCTAGCACCGTCTCGGCGAGGAACCAGCAGAGCGACGCGGACGGCGTGACGCTCGGGAGGCGGCGGACGGTGGCGGTGCTGGCGGTGTTCGTGTTCGTGTTCATGTGCTTTGGTCTCTGGGTTCTCGGGCCTGTGTCGGGTCCGGCCGGATCGCTGGCGGGCGGCGGAGCGTGGTGCCCCTGCGGCGTTCGTGATGGGTGGCGGCTGGGGCCGTGTCAAGCGCCTAGTGGGGCCGGATCGGCGAAGATCGGCGCTGGCCGGAGGCGTGTTCGTTTCCTTGTATGTCAACCGTCGGGCGTTTTTTGACATACAGGCGGCGAAGGCTGGGCCGGATCGATCCGCACGGCGGAGGATCGGCGGCGGTTCTTTGCATATCTCGGGCGGGGCCGATATGTAAATTCTGGGGTGGTTTATATATAGCCTTACATAGTGAATTTATATATCGCTTTATATATACTCCCCTTCCCTTCTTGAGATTGGGTCTCGGTCTCTTTTCCGGTCGGTCGGCGGCTGGCCCCGGGCGGCGGCTATTCTCACACCCCAAGCCCGAGTGTAGTCCCACGCTGGGCCGCTCTGGCGGGCCGCTGGCTGGAGGGGCGGGGGATAGTCACACCCCAAGCCGGAAAAAACTTCTTGCTTTTTTGAAACGGTGGTAGAATGTCAGCCCTGCCAGTTGTGTTCCATGTTCAATAGTCCGAGGAGTTGTGTCCTCCTTGGCGAGAATCCCCATCTGCGTAGCGGGTGGGGATTTTTATTTGACAAGATGGAACAGGGTGTTCCTGTTGCGGCATGGAAACAAAATGGCAGGTGCATTGGAGGGCGAAACTCATGGCTGGGAACAGGGTGTTCCGTAAGCAGAAGGACGGCCCTCGCGTGTTGTGCAGGGGATGGCGATGGATTGTGGCTCCCTCCTCAGACAAGGCAGCGGAGGCTCACACCAGCCTCTTCAAGAGTGATGTCGTTGAGATGGTGCTACCATCATCAAAGGCATTGTAAGATAGTTCCTCCTACGCCGTCCTAGGCTTCACATATTGGACGGAGGTGCGGCTCTCCCTGTGCAAGGGAGTTCTTGCATCATCTGGCGGATGGCCCGACCGAGCAACACCAGCCATCCTTAATAGGCTCCCTTCGGGGAGTGAACCGCCGAGCAATCACGGGCA